CCTGATCCTGATCAAACACCATCCCTGAGCATTCGTCAACTACCTTGTTGACCAAACCGGACAAAACGCTCACCGCTTCACGGAGTTCACCCTCGAACTTCGAGAGCTTCGACGGTGCGATCTTCGAAAACTTTGTGGAAGTGAATGGAGACTCAATCTCACGGATTCGACCGTACATGGTCGTCCGAATCTGCTCTTGGTTCGCTTCGTACATCCCGAACCAGGTGCCGTTCTCGACAGCCTCGTCGATCCCCTCGATCACATCAGAGACCCAATACGCCTCGTCTTTGTCGATGAGCTGCGCGAGTTCACGAACTTGAGTTCGTTCCATCGGCTTTCCACTCATCACAGCCTCCGCCAAAGAGCGCAGCTGATCGGAGACAAACCGTGGGACATCCTTGTCCTCGATCACGGGAATCTCGTCGGTCTTCTTGGCTCGGGTGACCTTCACCTCTTTGCCCTCGACCTTGTAGGAGACCTTCAGAATGGATCCGGACCCATCCACAACAAACGCATGCTTCGCCTGAGTAGCGAGCACACTCACGGGAGAATCACCGAAATGCTCAGCAATCGCCTCGCCGATGAGCTGGGCCTGGTGCTCCAGACTCCCTTTGAATTTCTTGTCGATCGCAGAACCTTGGATGTACATCTCTCACCCCTATCCCGAGATAGCCGAAGTCTTGATGGTCTTTTCAACGCGACCCAATCTCGAATCCAGCCTCTCGAATCTTTTTATCACCTCTGAAGAGCTTTGACTAGTCTCTTCATAGATCTTCTTCAGCCCAGCAATCTCACTCTTGATACTTTCCTTCACCGGCTCGGACCCCTCCGGCACCGGCATATCCTGCAACTGTGGGTACAGCCTGATGATATCCGCCTGGGTCGCAGCCTCACGCTTCATGACCTCGTCAACCTCATCGGTCTTGTCCCGCGACATCGCTGTTGCGTCGTCCTCTGGGAACTTGAAGACGTGCTGCAGAATCCAAGTCTTGGTCGTCCACTCAGTCATCGAGTCAGCAAGGGCCGCCCGCGCATTCATGATTTCGATCTGCTGCATCTCGAACACCGGAGACGGGATGGTCATCTTCAGATGCCACTTCACCGAATCGGCATCGATGTTCAGTGCCGCCAGGTGGACCTTAATGACCTTTCTCATCCCGGTCATGAACTCACGCTGCACACGCATACACGCGCGCGCAAACCGTGCATTCCCCTCGCTGAACGGCTTGGATGCGTCTTCCGTCTCGTCCGGAACCCCAGAAGCCTTCCTTAGCTTCTCGCGGAAGTACTCGACGTCGTCCATCATCTGAACATCTGGGCCAGAAACTACCTCGATCCTCGTCGAGTCCTTCTGCCCACGGGTTGGAACCCAGAAATCCTCATGCGGAGAGAGCGGGTTGTATCTGAAATCCAGCTGACCCGTGCTCGGGTCCACCAACTTCTTCTTCTTGTAACCCCGCTTCACCTTCTTGACGAGAGCCATCGCCTCCTTGGGCGGCAGATCCCCCGTGTCCACATAGAAGGCATACCTTCCAGGTGATCGAGTGAGCTTCTGTACGAGCGCCGTGTCCTCCATCAGAATCAGACGCTTCCAAACCCACCGGGACGAATCCAGCACGCTGTACCCGTACTGAGCGCGCATCATCTTGCTGCGCAGCCTCCAATGGACAACCTCCCAGGGCCTGAAAAACGTCACCTTCTTGTGGTTGTCGGTGTCGTGAACCTCCGGGAGCTGGTGGGCCTTCAACGCATCGATCGATTCCTTGTAATCGAAGTTGAAAGTCCCCGTCATGTCCTGGACGAACCCAATCAGGGCACCTTTCTCGTCAACAATTCTCCGCATCGTGGCAACCGGCAGCCAGTTGATACCGACCACACCGGTCTCGTTCACAAGGACCTCACCGAAGAGGTTTCCATACTTGCAGAGCGTCCGAACCGCGACCCAGATGTCCTCCTCGATCTGCACGCGCCTGTGCATGCAGTCATCGATCAGATCTCTGAAAACCTTGTCTCTGGAGATGGACCAGATCGTCTTGTTGTGAATGGAGTCCGGAATCGTCGAATCGTCCGCATAGCGATCAAGAACCATGGACGTCTCGGGATAGTCGTCCATGTTCTCGTAGTCGGCATACCGACGCATCAGGTCCTGATCGACACCAAGCGAATCGCAAAGATTCCCGTAGCCCGGCTCGGACTCCAGGTTTCCGCTACCGACCTGCCCCGCCTGTCCGGGGGTCCCGACCGATACTCCGCGAGCCTCTTTTGCGACCTGTTGCTCCTTTTCCTTCGAAAAGAAGGTACCTATCCAGTCAAGCCACGCCATGCTTAATCTCCAAACAGGATGGGGACAAACTCGGAGTCGTCTCTTGCATCATCAGCAGCTTCTCTCACTTCTTCCAGGTCGACCTGAGATGCCGGAACCAGGGTACTCACCCAAGAATTCGCATGCATGCTCTTTTTAGAGGTATCAGACCCGAGACCAATTGGCAAGCGTGTCGAATGTTCCAACAAAGAATATACCACACCTGCCGCCGCATCAGAGACGTCCTTCGACCCCGCCTGAGGGTGGTCGATCTTCCCCTTCAGCCTGTCGTACTCCAGGAACTTCAGCTCCTCAATAAACGGATCGTACTTGTGGTACCGGATCCGATCCTCGTAAATGGCCCTCTTCAGCTCATCGTACGGATCGGTCTTCACATCCATCGAAACGATGTGAGGTGTGATTCCCCGCCTTCGTATCTGCTGATGCATCTCGACGTACTGGTAGGTATCCGTGGAAAGCCCCGCAAATGTGTACCCGTGCGCCTGCAACTCGTACACCAACCTCCGAAGGTCCGGCATGTAAATCTGCTCCCCTGGAGGCGGATTGATCCTCAATAAGACGTCGATGATGTAGAACGGTGCAAGCTCGGCGAAGTGCTCCCCCTTCTCGGAACGGCGCACGACCTCCACCCACTTGTCGATGTGCCCAACACAGAATCCAGTCGCGTCCCCGGACAACGACGTATCAATATGACACCACCGCATCTTCTTGGGGTTGATCTTCGGTGCCCACGCCGTCTCCTTGTACCCGCCAGGAATCGTCCTTTCAAACTCTTTGCACATCTGGCGCCACAGGAACGATCCCGGCCCACCAGCGGTCCATTCCCCCATCGAGAACGCATGAGGAAGCTCTTCAACCGCACACGCATCAACAGCCTCGGGCCGCTGGATGAACGACGAGATTGCCTGTGTTGAAATACCAGCAATATCCCTCAAAGCATTCTCGATATCCGTCTCGAAGTCCGTGAGGTATTCGATCGGGATGTCGATCAGCCAAGCGTCGTTCTCCTCCAGGTACTCATCCGTGATGTCGTCGTACTCTTCCTCTTCGAGAATCCGCGCTCTCAAGGAGGATGTAGAGCAGATGACCCAGAACTTCTCGCCGCAGAACTCTGTCTCTGGCTTCGCCGTCCAAGCCGTATGGTCCCGCACGAAGACCTGTGGATCATTCGCGCTCTCACGCATCTTCCGCTCGGTGAAGCTCTCCAGGGTCGCTGCCGAAGAAGCCAGGATGACCATCCCCGGGAAGTCCCCACCGGCCTTCTGGAACCTGGATTTGATACGACGCAAAAGGTTCCTGTAGACCTTCTCGACTGGATCGAAGTGAGCCGCCGTCTTCCGCTGCCCGATCGCCGTGGTGATCTGCTGGGACCGGCGGGTCGGCGGGAAGTTCGTCTCGTCCAGCCCGCATGCAAAAACGTTCGATCCCAGGATACGCTCCGAGCCGTACGAACCGATGACCACACGGATGTTATTCGGAAACACCGTCGCATCCTTTGAGATCTTCGGCGTGAACTTCTCCATGAAGTACGGGCTCTCTTTGAGCTTGTCATCGACAGCCGTCTTCATGACCTCCCGGGCCAGGATCAGGTTCTTCGAGATCAGTGGGATCACCATCTCGGTACCAGAGGACAGGCCAAACGTCTTCTGCGGGTTCACCAGACAGGACAGCTCATAGATCACCCGACACAGGGCAATCGAAAGGCTATACGTCTTTCCGACTCCGATACCACCTGTGAGAACCACCTCCCGGTAGGGATGCTCAAACAGGTTGATCAGGTCCTCTTTCAGCTGCGGGTAAATCGTCGTGCACGACTCACCAAGGTAGTACGGATCCTCGATAAATTGCTCCATCGACACCGGCCTCGTGTGATACCGGTGCTGAATCATCGTCTCCTCGACCTTGGCCTGCTCCTCCACATCGTCATCCAAGAGCCCGAAGAAAAGCTCCTGCTCTTGCGGAGTCAAATTCGAGACGATGTCCCCTGCCCGCTCTTCTATTTCATCTGGTGTCAGGACGGACTTCTTCCGTCCTTGCTTGGTTACGATGATCATCTACTCGTCCTTTTTGCGTCTCTGAGTAGATGTCGTTCTCTGTTTGATGTTCCCACGAACACTGGGCTTCGCTGGCCCTGGTGGCATGTTGGGCCTCGTCGGCCTACGGACCGGCTCCATCTCCGTCTTGTCCGAATCCGGGTGTCGAACCTTCGGTTCCGACTTCGGCTTCGGCTTCGTTTTCTTGGGGGGCTCCTCTGGCTCCTCCTCTGGCTCCTCTTCATCATCCATCGCAGGATCGAGGGCCACGACCGTCTCATCAGTCATGTCCTCCATCGGCTCAGAGAAATCTTCCCCTTGTGGCATGAAATCGCCCCCAGGTTCCCCGTCTTCCCCGTCATCCGACCCGTCGTACAGATCTTCATCTTCGGCGCCAGAACCGACAGTCTCTTCGAACTCAGCGTCGATGATGTTCCCCCTCTCCTCGTCCGAGAGATTCATCTTGTTCTCAATGTCCAGCGGGTTCCCATCCTTGTCACGCAGCCGCCCAGCCTTCCGCATCGCGTTGAGAGCAGCCAGGACGCGTCCACGAGAAACCGGATCCTCGAAGGCCCGCGCGGCCCCAGACCCATACTTCTCCTTGATGCGCTCAACATTCTCCGCCGAAACCGTAATCGTCCCAAGGTCCCGGGAGCCGATCAGCCCCAGATCCATCTTGATGGCGTGCATCTTGTCGATGATTCCGAGGATGGACTTCGCAACCTTGTCCACATTGGGGTTGATCTCCCCGCTCAGACGCTCCTCCCCGTGCGCGACATCCAGCCGGAACTGCATCATCTGATACTGATCCTCCAGACGCTCCAACTCCTGCATCTTGTTGGAAAACTTCTGCTCCGCCTTCGAGAACACCCGAGGAAGCGTCCCCTTGATCATCTCCCCCGTGTTCATCTCGCTCCGGAAGCGACTCAGCAGCACAATCATCGACTGGTGCGTGATGTCAGTGCTCTCTTTCATCCTCTTTTGGATGAAATTCGCCACCGTAGAGAGGGGGTATCCCGCGTATAGGAGATCAACGACCTGATCGTAGCACCGGAGTGCCTTGACACGCTTGAATTTTATCTGAGATTTCTTCTTTGACGCCAGATCAGCCATCACCCAACTTCCCACCAAAAGCACAGATCAACTTGCCGCGAGCACCCTTCGGGCGACCCTTGGCCAACGGTTGCTCTACTATCCTATCCTCTTTCGGTGGGCTTGGCAATTCCCTGCTTTCGCTCTTCAGCTTGTTGGCGAGTCTTTTTATCCGAAGCGTGGCACGCTTCTCTGCCTCTCGTTGCTCTTCGTACGACTCGGGCTCATCCCCCATGATACCGACAAACTGGCCTGTCTTCACGCCAAGGACATCCATCATGATCTCGTCGTGACCAACGCTCGAAACACAGTAGTAGCTCGGCACATCCTCCAGCGTCTTGTCGACACCAATTCGTGCAATCCGCGTCTCGCACTGGGAATTCCCAGTGATGCAAACCTTCCCATTTCTCCTCACCACGAGCGTGCCAAGCTCATTGTTCAAACACCATACCCTCTCACCCTCGCAATCCAAATCCTCCTTAAACGAATTCAGCCTCTTTGGGTTGTCCTGCAGATACGCATCCTGCCTGTCACTGATGTAGATATCGTACACAACATTCCCAGCAGATGTTCTCGATTTCCTAGTCGATATATTCGCGCAGAACCCCCTACGGACACAAAGCGACTGAAGCCTCTCAAGCATAACAATATTCGTATTCGTTATCCTCCTGACAGAAGAGTTCCACTTTTTCTTCGCCCCGTCACCAAGCCAAAGTCCATGAATGAAACACTCAAGCTGATCCCTCGTGCAATCATCAAGGAGAGGACTCATGTCTTTGTCCAGATAAGGAGCCAAGTCACGCCACCCCTTCAGTGGCTTATCGTGGTCCAATCTGCTCTTTCTTGCCCCGGTCGGGATCCCATACCAAAGCATTCCACGAACGCGGTTGACCCACCACTGAACCCCTGCACCGTTCAAGATCTCGACGATGTCCTTGTTCCAGGGCTGATCCTCTGACTGGTAAATAGTAACCTGCCTACCGTTAAAGCTCCCATCGCTCACAAAGAGACCGATCAGTCTCAACTCGTCATCTGACAAGCTCACCCCTGTGGCATCTTGCACTCCACAGACAGGAACGTATCTCCTCTTCACACCTGACAAGTTCTCAGCCGTATCAACTCTCCATTCAGACCTAACGGTCCCCTTATTCGTCCTCCGGTTGCTACGATAAACCATCCTGTGATCTCCGGTAACACAAAGATCAAGAGTGACGGTCTTCGTCCTGTACAACTTCTCATCATCATCAAGCATCCGGTCCACTTTCCCAAGAGCCGGAACCCATCTTATCTCTCCGCTCCCTACATCAAATCCAGCAACGACATCTCCAACCGAAACATCGTCCACCCCCTTGAACCCATCCCGTGTCAAAACCTCCGTCTTTTCATCAAAGCAATGTATAGCAGGTGACCAGTCCAACTCCCCGAACACGCACATCGATGCGTGATGCTGGAGCCCATCCAAACCAGCAGCAGACCGAAGGCTCAGGAGGGCCATCGGCATCTCGCCCTCAGAGTATTTCTCCAGGAAGTACTCCTTCTGCTTCGGCGTCTCTTTTCCTGTGAAGACGGCTGGATTGTACTTCCCCAGCCGCTCCTTGTAGATGTCATGCACCTGGTGATGCCACGCGTACACAAGCGGCCTCTCCCCGGCCTCAATCAGGCTCTCCACGAACTCCGCAACGTAGGCCGCCTTCGAAACGCCAGTCGCCTTCCGCCCCTGCGTGTCCATCATCCGAGCCAAGCGTCCCTTGGTCGTAAAACCCGCTCCATCATACCGTTTCGCGCATTCCCGCGCCGATCCAATGAGCTTGTCGTACAGGATCTCGTCGTGGTTCAGGTCCTCGACCTTCCGCACCACCTGCGGCAGATCAATCGCAACATCCGGATCGTCGGCACGCCTTCGAAGAAGCAACCCCTCGCGCGACAGATGGCCATTCAGGGCCTGTGGATCCGAGACAATCTTCTCCCCGTACCCAGTGCACCACTCGCGCGTGAAAGCCTCGTGCGACCCCAGACAGTGGAAGTCGATCGCGTTCATCACTGACCAAATCTCCGCACCATACCCGTACACCGGGGTCCCCGAGAGCCCCCACACGTCCTCGGCAACCGTCGATAGGTTCGATGCAGCAGAGTACTTCGCAGTGCCCGTGTGGCGAAGCTCCTGAACCTCATCGAAGATCACCGTCTTGAACCCACGCTTCCTCAGCGCCCGCTCCCAATACGCAATCAACCCATAGTGGATGATCGCGAACGGTGTGTCCGGGATCTTGTACGGCGTCTGCGACTTCAGAATCGGTGCCATCTTCTTCCCGCGCTCCTTCGCCACCCTGAATGGGTTCATCCCCTCGGTGACTGTCGCACCGGCCAGATCGAACAGCGTTCCGATCATGCGCTGCCACTGATTCTGCACATGCGTCTGGCAAACCACCAA